GGCTAGGCGAGTCTTGACCTCGAACGCCTTCTGGGATGCGGTCGATGGCATGTTTTTGTCGTAATCCTTGTAGTCGCCAGCGATCATGCGGCGCCCGCCGAACTGCGCCAAGTAGCGGTACAAGTCACCCCATTCACTGGATTGCGCAATAGTCCCAGAGGCCGCTTCAAAAAGAATGCGGTTGTTCTGTTGTACACGCACAAAGCTGAGAAAGTACTTGCGAAAGACAATGCCCCAGTCGAACGGAGCGGCCGAAATAATGCGCGTCTTACCCATATCAGCTTTCTTCTGGGAGACAGGTTCATCCTTAAGAATAGCCGTGAAGATAGGGTGGTTGCGGATACCTTTGCGCGCATTATCTTCCATGCGGCGCACACGCTCATGCACCTCGGGAACGACATCGACAGCGTGTTGCCGGCCACGGTATGAGCCCATATGGATCAGTAAGGATTCCTTAGGGTGGCCCCACGGGAAACCAGCACTAGTCTGACGGTTCATGCTATCCACGTACGTGACGCCAGGGCAACCATTGATAGCGGTGAACGTATCATACACTTCAAACTGGGCCAGCGCTTCGGGACTCAAACCAGACAAGACGTCCTCGTAGTATCCATCCGCACATTCACTCAGAATTGCTTCGTTGAAGCAGATCACGGGCGCTACGAGTGCCTTGGCAGCATGCCACCAGGGTCGCCAAGATATCAAGTCCGGAGCGCACATGCGACCAACCCAACCAAGTCGGTCGACGAGGATCTGATGGATGCGCGTGTGGCCTACCGAGCTCTGGTTGCATGCTCGGTTGACCCCAGTCAGCGTGCCGTAAATGTCCACACTACCACCCTCTCCCAGAAACTGGAAGACGCTCTTGTAATGGAGTGGACCGAGACTATAACCCCTACCGCCACTGATGTCCAGATCACCACTCTGGATAACGGGGTTCTGGCGTGCCCACTTGGCCATATGATCATCGAGCCAAGGTCGGGTAACCACGGTGGACGCAGCACCGTCTTTACCAAAGATTGTCCCCGGGAGTTTCATGGCATGGATGCCTACAATCATCGGACCACGCGCAGTCTCCGCCAACATGGGTGATCCACAATCGCCCGCAAGAGTGGGATGGTCTGGATGTCCACTGAAGGTGTCTAGACAACCGACCTCCGAGTTGTGCTGCGAGCGCTTGATGCATTTGTAATAAATGTTGGAGCGGTCACCTTGACGATTGAGGAGGGTCGTCGCCTTGCACGGACCTTGAAATGAATCGTCTGTCGGGAAATACTCCAACAGAGACCGGCAGGGCTGCGAGCTGGGGATGTACAGGACAGCCAAATCGCGGTCCAGATCACGACTAATCATAGACTCATCAAAATTGACCACGAAGTTAGGACCTACAGTCTTACCGCTACCGGGTGCACGCCGAAAGGAGATGGTGGTCGTACCCTCAGGTACCAGATGGTTGTTTGCCAAGAAGAACTGCCCTCCAATGCCAAGCATCGTGCCCGGTACCGTGCGCCGAGTAGCTTCATTGACACTTTCTGTATGGTGCACATTGGGCCCCGCACGATTGATCAACTCACTAACACGCGAAGAAGCTGATTGTTTACTTGTGGGTGGGCGCACCGTAGCCGCGTGCCCGACCCTCCACGGATCAAACCGTTCGTTAGCCATCGGCTTAGGTTCACGGATCTCCTCCGCACCAAAACCATCGGATTGGAGTATGTCACTAGTCTTAAACAAGCG